GCGCGTCTTCGGATCAACGTCAGCACGCGCTAGAACTTCCTTGACGTACGCCTTAGCCACGCTTGGCAAGTCAAGATACTTTGACACTTTGCTATGGTCGTTCTTGAGCACGTACCCATCAAGCGCCCCGTCAGTACGCTCGCTGACGGCAGAACCGATGACCTTCTCGCCACGCTCGACCATCTTTTGCAGCGACGTAACCAACTCCATGTCGATAGGGATGCCGCGCAGATTCGTGATCCACGTTGTGCGCCAGAACGCCAGATCGTCACCCGTCAGATCCGGCAACGCTGCATCAATCGCCATCTCGGCTTCCACATCCTGGCGGCAGTAGTCCATATAACGGGCATACTCAGATTCGAGTTCCGGCGTCATGTCACGCAGCCGCCCCTTCAGTTTACCTGCCGTAGCGGGCATGCTGAACAGCTTCATGAGCCGGTCGCCTTCCTTGTCCTTCTGTATCGGTAGGTTCAACGCCGCACCGCACTTGCCGAGAGACGCGGGCACTGAGAACGCACACGCTTTTGCCATCGTGTCAAAGAACCGCAGCAGCGGAATGTCCAGCTTAAGCACGTTCGTAATCAGGGCGTACTCAAAGCCGACATTCCAAGCGTGGATCTCGTCCGCATCTTGCAGCATGATCTTGACGACGTTTAACACATCCGGCTGGCGGCAATCAAAGCACGTAGCCTTCCCCCCCTCAGCCGAAATAGCGCACATCAGCACGACCGTGCTTTCATGCAGCGAATAGTTCCAGGCACCGACTTCGGACAGGTCGGCTAAGCTGCGGGTTTCCAGGTCGATACTGAGTTTCATCCACCGCTCGTCAAAAAGGCTATAGTGTTTCCGTGTAGGTATATGCGTACAACTTGCTGCGTCTTGCGGTATTCGTAGCCGTCCTCGTCCGCACTCTTGGTGTATTCGATGACTAGCGGATCTTCTGGCCTGAAGTGGCTGAGAAGGGCTTGCAAATCGGCAACGGTTGCTTTGTTCATGTGGGCGGCTCCCAATTAGAGGTGTGTCCTTCTTCAATCTTTTCGTAGATCGTAAACCATCCGTCGCCCATGTAGGTAGCGCGAGGCGATTCCATTAAACTATTGAAGGTTTCTTCATAGCTCTCAAAGATTCCTTGTGATGCCTTGTACTGATTTATAAAGCTGAAAGTAGTTTGTATCACTTTTCCATCTCCAACAGTTTGACAACCCCGTCCAGTATCTCCGCATCGGGAGTCTTGACGAAGCGTGCGTATTTTATGTAGGTTGCGATGCGGTCACGCAGAGCAATAGCCTTATCGCGATTGTGATACCGCACTTTGTCACGGCGAGCCGCAAGCCCGGCGCTAAAGCCTTCATCGTATTGGTAGTTTGAGTGCTGCATGATCAGGAATAACTGGCTCCACAACCTTGTGGTTTGTGACTAAAGCCTTCTATTGTTATTGTTCATACTCCGTAATTGCTTCTAGCATGTTATAAAGCGCATCTTCAACCGTTTTTCCTTCACGCACCCACAACCTTTCTTTGTATACTATTCTACACTCTACGCACCAGTCCGACCAGATGTTTACTACACAGTCAGGCGAAAAAATCTTCTGCCCAAAGCATGCTGGGTGTTTTAAAAGCGCCTGTTTTTGCATATTCGTATTCATAGTGTTGTATCCTTTTAATTAGAACGGACAGTCATCGGGGATAACGGGCTCCACAACCTTACGTGGTGGCGCAACCTTACGCGGTGGCGCAATCGGCTTCACCTCGTCTAGCTTCACAGCAACCACTTCGCTCGCACTTCGCACGGCCCAACCCTGCTTGGTGATCGTTTCCTCAGATACAAGCTTGTTCTTAATCGCTTGAGCGGGTGACATCGGCTTGCTCTCATACAGGAAAGCAGGCAGATCTGCGTCGTCTACCCATGCCAGTGCCTTAGCGCGACCTTCGCCCTTAGTGTAGCCCGGTAATTCGTCAGAGCGTGCCAGCTCGTTAGCGCGTTCGGCAATCGCTTCGGCAAACTTCTTTAAGGTGCTGACGTGTGGCAGCAGCTTAGCCACAATCTCAGGCGGGGCTTCGTGAGTACGATCTACCATAGCGGTAAACCAGATGATAGCTTGTTCAGTGTTCATGTTCGCTCCTCTTGTGTGGTAAACTTAGCGGACTTGTAGCGTTTAACTACTCGGCCTGATTCATTCTTCTTGGTAAATACGTACACTTTTCCGCTTTGCTGTAGGTCCGCTATTATCGACTCGCGTTTGTTTCGCTCAATGCTTTGTGCATGTCGAGTGAAGTCGCTTTGAGAAACCCCTGTCTGTTCGTAGCTCTCAATGATGGTCAATATCTTTCGCGCTAGTTCATCATGTGGTGATGCAATACGGTTCTTTAAACAGTGAAGTAAGCATGCGTTGCTGAACTCGGCTATCTCACAACCCCATTCTACAGCTTCGGGGGTGACAACGGGGTTTTCGGGGTCAAGCGTCCATGCATAGATGAGCGTAAATTTGTTCGCCCGCTCCAAGGTACGCGCTGCAAGTGTGGCCCGCATCACGTCCTTACTACGTAGTTCCATCTTGATGCTGTTGTAGTGGATTATCTTATTTCGATATAGCGCCAGTGCTTCCGGTGTTGCAGCAATCTCAGCCGGTCCCGGCTTTCCTCCGTGCGCTCCGTTCATCAACGGGTTAGTTGCTTTCTCGCGTGCTGACTTCAAGGCTTCGATCAGATCCTCAGGCGGAGCTGCACGAAGAACGTCAATCTGTTGCTCGGGGAGGTCTTCACCTAGGAATACCGTGAAACGATTGAAAAACCCGTTGTCGGCCATGCGCTCATTGAACGCACCAAGGAATATCTTCGGCTGCGTGCATGCAAAGATACACGGGTACGGCTGTTCGATGCGTTGTGGTGTTACCCCCTTTAGAGCACGACCGTTGAACGCCTTGCATGATGACAGCTGCAACAGGTAGGAAACGATGTTACAGACGTATGTAGGAGCCTGCGCCTTGTTCAAGTTTTCAAAAAGAATACCTATCTCGTCGATAGGCCACACGATGTCTGGATGCTGGGTGATTTGGTCGAGCATACCCACATCGGAGCCTAGGTTTGCAGCGCCTATAAGGTCGTCCCATCCAGCTGCACGTAGGACCTCCTCAATAGAGTGAAGCGGAGCATCCTTACCTGACCCCGAGGATGCCATTCCAAGCCCGTAGATATTCGCATGCGTAAACTTCCACGTCGGACGACGCCCCATAACGCAACCGATTCCTACGCACGCAGCAAGCAAAGTCAATTCAGGTTGACGACACTCAGCGTTGCCCAGAACCCAATCGACCCACGCGGCAATCATTGGGGTGGGGCGCAACTGCCTATCGTTCAGCCTGGGGCAGCTTTCGTCAGCGTGCCGGTCGGGCTCGTCCTTATGCACAATCTTACGCGCCATGAAATTGGCGACCATCACGGCCCGCTCTTCGCCTCGTGCGAGTCGCATATCGAACGATTCGCTGGCTTCTTTTTCCGCGTACGATTTGGCGATTCCACGCAACTCGTCATCGGTGACCGTCTCGGGGTTTTCGCAGCGATCGGCACGCACGCCCTGCAACCCAAGGAAGATGCCTTCTTCACCCAACCCCAGGTTACGCAACGAGCCCGCAGCCGAGCATAGCAGCGCATGCCGCTGACCCTCGGGGAATGATGCCGTTTCTGTGGCCTTGATGCTTACGGGAGCGGCCTTAGCCCATGCTTCCATGAACCAATCGGGAGCCATTGGAACATCGGTCAGCGATCCAAGCGGGCTTATCCACTCGTACCCTTCCGATGGAGGTATGTGAACGCTCGCTTTGAATTTAACTTCCAGGGCGTCACCGATCCACACGCCGCCCTTGAGCGTGCAGTCGTGAGGTACGCGCATCCAGACGTGGCGACCGCCGTTGAAAGTCTTGGCACTAGGGAAACCCTCTAGCGACTGAAACTTTTCGATCAGTTCGGCTTCCCCGTCCAGGCCCTTCTTCATCTCAATATCAAGCACGACGTGGAACGTAGGCTTGATCGCCCAATCACACGACGGCCACTTGCGATGCCACTCAGCGACTTCTTCCGGTGTTGGCAGTGTTCCGAGATACCCCTTCACCATCGGCTGGCGGCTTGAGGAAGCACGCTTTGACCACGGGATGAGGTGCCAGCCCTTCTGTGCAAGTTCAATGGGGGTCAAGTGAAGCTCCGGCCCAACACCTTGGGGAACTTGGACGATTCCGGTGTGGTCTGGAAGCGTATGCGTGTGGGTTTCGGAATGCAAGCCAGGAACTGAACGCACGCCATAGCGGTAGTAAGCCGAATCTCGCTTCCTGCGGTAATTCCGTACAATCCATCATCACGAACGACAATCTGCTTTCCGTCGGCGTTTTCCAATGGCGTATCACGAAACCACTGCTTGGCTTTGTGTCGTGCCCAGGTATGCGCCTTTTCGTCAACCGACAGCCACTCGCTGATCTTGGTTGATGCACACATGTAGTTGACGCACAGCGTCGGCGCTTTGCTCGGATCTTTGGATGAATGCACGCGAATCGTCATAGCATCTACCGGAATTTCGCGTATTTCAGAGTTAGATAGGGGGCTGTCGTACGCAGCAACGGTGTCGTGTTTGGCAATCTCCGGTGGCGGGAACTCAAACTCGCAGCAAGGACATAGCCGAACACCGGCTGCGACGATCTCTTGGCACTTGGGGCATGTCTTGGTAGGCGCAACGCCTTCCTTATCGGATTTCTTCTTGTTCTTGATGCGCTCGTTCAACGTGTCGATAGGGCCGTGCCGTGCGATGTTACCCGCTAGGTCGAGCACCATCGCGTTAATTTTTCCTTCAGCACGGCGAAGCCCGCGTCCGATCTGCTGGTAGTAGAGGCCGCAACTCTTTGTTGGACGCATCAAGGCCAGCAGATCAACATGAGGGGCGTCAAAACCAACGCTTAGGACGTTGACGTTTACCAACGCCTTAAGCTCTTTATTGCGATACGCCGCGATCAATCGCGCACGTTCGGCCTTGTCCATGTTTCCCTCAATAACCGGAGCTTCTACGCCGTGCGTCTTTAGCGCGGCACTGATCAGGTTAGCGTGCTTGATGCCCGACGCGAATACCAGCCACGCCTTGCGGTCTTGTCCATAGCGCACGATCTCGGCGCATGCCTTGGCGACGGTGTCCTCGTCGGACATGATCGCTTCCAGTTCGCTCGCCACGAAGTCTCCCTGACGTACGTGAACGCCAGTCAGGTCGGGAGCGCCGCCGTCCTTTGATACCAACTGCGATAGGTACCCTTCGTGGACCAGCTCTTTGATTCCGATGTCGTATACCATATCTGAAAACGGTTGCTTATCACCATACACCAAGCCCGACCCCATGCGATACGGCGTGGCCGTGAAACCTGCAATACGAATCTTCGGGTTAACGATAGCGGCTTCTTTGATGAACGTACGATATTGCCCTTCGCCAGTAAGGGGCATCCGGTCGCATTCGTCCACCACCAGCAACCTAATAGCTCCGAAATCGCACGCCTTGTTTGCAATCGATTGGATCTGGCAAAAGGTCACGGAGCCGATCTTGCGCGATCCAAGCGAAGCCGAATAAACCGCAGGCTTTGTCCCGCTGATCGCTTCGTAGGTCTTGGAAAGCTGTTCGACCAGCTCTTGCGTGTGAACGGCAATAACGATCTTAGAAAATGGATCTTTAAGATGAACGCGATGCACCGACGTTGCGATGGTCGGTCCTTTCCCGCTGCCGGTTGGCATGCACACCAAAGGCCGCGCCATGCCGTCATTCAATGCTCCGCGCAAAGCGTCGATAGCTGCTTCTTGATAGGGTCTTAGCTTCATGTTTCTCAAGGTGTCCGTGAGTAGGAGATAAAAGGTTTTTAAACAGGCTTTTCCATAGTGGTAAACCTGTGGCCGCAAATTTTACATTTAAGTCGTCTCCACGTTCCGTGCGCTCCTGCTTTTCGCGTGTCGTAGACCTTTGTTGGCCCTTTGCACTTGGTACAGGATAGGCTCATTTATTCACCCCATTCCGTTCCATATCCGCAATCGCCCCACGCAACATAGCTGCAAGCGGCTCGACCCTCTCAGGCCGGTACCTCCCGACGACATAAGGCCATTGCCAGATGCGCGCCTCGATCAGACGTCCCGCGTTACCAACGTCCCAGCCAAGCCCCTTCACTTCCAGATCCGCAATAATCGCATCAGCCTCCTTCTTTTTAAAAATCACATCGCAGCCATCAGTACGGACCCTACGATCGCATTCAGCATCGGTATTTCCGCAATACCCCCCGGAATCTTTCATGTAAAAAACACAGGCGGTGCATGGTGTTTTATCTGAACTAGCCAGAATTTTTATAGGCGTTGCGTAAAGTCCCTCCGGTGCCTCATCAGGATCGACCTGCCGCACAGGCACAGGATTCATGATAGATTCAGGCTCACTCATTTGATTTCTTTCGTTTCGGCATAAAGGAACTGCCATTTCTTAAACGCAGCGGAAATTTCCGTTTCAATCTCAAATCTCGCATTTATCAGCCTAGACAAAGAAGTCTTTGAATCACACAACTTTGATTCTAGCGCGTCGATTTGAGCGACCATAATCTTAAGGTCTGCAACTATCTCAGCAGGGGAAGCATACACCTCTTGCAGGACGTACTTTTTGCAGGCGACCCCACGAAGTCTGTCGGTAGAATTCATTTTGTGGTAAAAGTCGCCGGTCTTCATTTGATTCTCTCTTTAATTACGCGCACAAGCGCACGAATTCCTAAGATCAGACCATAGACCAGCGCAACAAGCGTAGCCATGACAAGAACGGCGATTGGATTTTGTGGGATCATGGGGTGCCCGATAGTAAGTGATAACGCACGTCGTTAGGGGTTACAGGAACCGTCGAACATAACTGTTCGGAAATAAACTGAGGGGTCACGTGCAGACCAACGACCACCCTCTTGCATGGCTTCAGATCCTCGTGATGTACCCACTGCAATGGGCGCACATCCGCATCCGCCAAGAGAGCAAAGGGGAACTCTAGAACCCAATTGCGCCACGCGTGGTGATCGTAATCTGCGATAATGATGGGAAATGGATAGGTCATAGCTTCACCCCAATCGCGACGACAACTGACTTCCCGCACGAGGGGCAAAATTTAACCCCGTTTTGCTCAACGTTTCCTCCATCAAAATTCCACCGTACGCCACATGTGCCGTCGTAAGCGCCGTCTTCGTCTTCTGTCCAGGTGCATTTTTCAGTTACCTCGACCACCGGGGCAGGCGTGGGGCGAGTATTCCAAACTTTTAATGCGGCTGCTGGCGTCTGCGGCTTAGGTTGATTGATGACTCTCGTCTCGGTACCGCAGTCTGTGCAGTATGCAACACACCCAGCGTAGTCATCGGGATCATACGTATCGATGAAATTGCCACTACAAAACGGGCAAGGGAGATGATTGTTTAATTTTGTATCGTCGCTCACGGTTTGCTCGCTTTCAATGTGGAGCTTTCTCTTTTTTGACCAACTCAGCGCGTCAATTTCGGCTAGCTCAAAATCTTCACTTTGATAAACCGCGTGATCGGTCGGTGTGGGGTTGTCGTTATTGGTCATGGGATACTCGAATCATTAGAGAGCGGCGCCGCTCAGGTCGGCGTCGCTCAGGTTGGCGCCGCTCAGGTCGGCGCCGAGCAGGTTGGCGTCGCTCAGGTCGGCGTCGCGCAGATTGACGCCGCGCAGGTTGGCGCCGCTCAGGTTGGCGTCGCGCAGGTTGACGCCGCTCATGTCGGCGTCGCGCAGATTGACGCCGCGCAGGTTGGCGCCGCGCAGGTCGGCGCCGAGCAGGTTGACGCCGCTCATGTCGGCGTCGCG